AGGCCCTGTCGGCAAAGATATCGTAGCCTTCAATGAACACACGCCGATCACGCTCCTCTTCGCCGACAGGGCCTATTGCACCGAAATGCTGAATTGGCTGTACAACGAGGCTCAGATCAACGTCAAGGGCATCCCCCAGGGGCCGGTCACGCTCAATGAAGCCTGCGTGACCCTCGAGGAGCTCGTCAACGAACATGGAATTGAGCACGGAAATAACCCTATCTTGAACTGGGCGGTGGCGAACTGCTCACTAAAGCGGGGCACGACGGGATTGATCCACCCGGACAAGTCGTCGGCAACCGAGCGTATCGATGCGCTCGCGGCATTGATTAACGCCTTGGCGGCATGGAGAGCCGACCCAGACTGTCTCCCTCCGTTCAACAGTACGATCGTTCTGCAATAACAACCATTAGGAAAGGTTGATACCACAATGAGTGTACCCGCAGGCTTTTCGATCGCCAATTCCGGCGCCTTGGCGTTCGTTTACAACAATCTCCAGGCGCCCACCCAGAACGTCTCTGGCAGCAACTCGAATTCCGTGGGCTTGCTTCCACAGGTCCAAGGGTTCGAGCCACAGTCTGCGCTGTTCATGGCAGCGCGACAGCCGGGCGGCATTGCTTTCCGGCAGCCGAACAACGCGGTTTTCCCTTCCACGACCAACCCGACAGCGATCGTTGGTGGCGAATTCGGCGTTGCGTGCGCCCGCATGGGATACACCAAGGGCGGCGGATTCTTGATCGCGTCGAACTCTAATGGCACGCAGGCCATTACGGCTGATCTGACGAATACCCAGGCGAACACGAATTCGTTCTGGGGTGACACCTCGTTTACGACCGCGAACGTGGTGATCTTTCAGAACATGTCGGGAGTGGACGGAGTATCGAACGGCAACGGTTCGTGGTATGTGAACGGGTCGGCTACCAATGGCGCCGTTTTGAACCTCAACACGAACGGCACAATCGTCGTGAACCCCTACGGCGGCACGGCAATCATTTACTCAACGAACGGGCTAGCGGTTGCGGCTGCAACGTGCAAGATCCTTTGCACGCCGGTTAACGGCGGCGTCTTGGCGGTAGCTGTTTACGGCTCTTAAAGGAGGTGATCCATGGAAAATCGCGGAACAGGTACGGGGCCGGTCCAACGGCCTCCCTCGGAATGGCAGAGGCAGCCACTCGGGTTGGGCAAGGAAGCCCCCCAGGGTGCGGCCAAGACAAGTCGTCCCACCAGTCGGGATCATGCTCCGACCGGCAACTTCACGGATGATGCCATCGCCAACCGGCCTGGTGCGGTCGCACAGCGGGCCCTTGCTCCCATCCCTGGCGAGGTGATCACGATTCTCGCTCAGGCTCCGGGCGGCTTTACCGAGCAGCATCTCGCGGGCGTCGGGACGTTTGCCGCGGAGCAGTTCGAGCCAGGAAATGACGGCAACGTGGCCTCGGATAGCTACGTCGCCGAATTCGCCAGGGGTTCAGCATCCAAGGTAACCGGGCGACCCATTAAGGGTCAGACCGGCGGCAAGGGGATGATCTGAGCGTTTGAAACGCTACGGTAAAAACCTCCGGAAGAAAGAAAAGCGATACAGCTCGGCGGCGGGCCTCTCCGCCCCGGGCTTTACCGCTAGCCTCACGGTTCCGAGTATCGCCGGGGTATTAGTTACCCCGCAGACCGCTCTGACATTTCTCGCTTGGTACGCGGCAATCAGGGTCATCACGGAAGACCTCGCGTCTCTCCCATTCTTCGAATTCGAGCGTATCCAAGGTGGTGGCTCGAAACTGATCCGCGAAAGTGCTGTCTCGACGCTTTTCAACTGGTCACCTGACGGCGAAGTGTCGGATTTAAACTGGAGAGAAGCGTACACAGGTCACGTATGCGGTTGGGGCAATGCTTACGCTGAAATCGAGTGGAACCCGGAAGGTGAACCCGAACGACTCCACATTCTGCACCCCTCGATCATCCTTCCGAAACGAACCAGGGAAGGGAAGTTGTTCTATGAAGTGCAATCACAGCAACAAGCCGGTGGCGTCGGCAACAGCCGATTCCGGCAAATCCATCCGTGGGACATGCTTCACTTTGCTGGTCTCGGGTTCACTGGACTCGTGGGATACTCACCAGTCGCTCTGGGCCGAGAAGGCATCGGACTTGGTAAGGCTCTGGAGCAGTTTGGCGCGAGCCTCATGGGTAATGGTGCCCTTCCATCGGGAACACTCGAATACCCCGGCAAAATGACCGATGAGGCTCGCGCTAACCTCAGGAATGAATGGAATCTGGTCCACCAAGGCAGCGCGGCGGGCAATAAAGTCGCCATTCTTCAGCAAGGAATCAAGTTTGTAGCCTCCCAGATCAGCCCCGAACAGGCTCAATTCCTGGCCTCGCGGGCCTTCCAAGTACTCGAGATATGCCGTATTTGGCGGCTCCCGCCTCACAAGTTGGCCGATTTCTCGACGGCACCTCTCGCCAATCTTGAGGCAGCAAATGACGACTATATTATATCATGCTTACGACCTTGGGCCATTCGTTTCGAGAAGTGTGTTGACTTAAAACTTATTGGGCGCGATGGTTACGCGCGGGGTCGTTACACCAAGCATGACTTCCGTCCGATACTCCTCAAGCTCGTCAAAGACCGGGCGGACTTCTACCGGAAACTCTGGGAAATCGGCGTCTACACCGTAAACGAGATTCGAGAGCTCGAAGGCTTGAATCCGATCTCCGATGCTGATGGCGGCAACATGCGGTTCAAGCCAGTCAACATCATGGGACTGACGGAGAAGCTTCCCGTCAACGATCCAGCCAAGGGCAAGCGGTTCGTTCTCATCGAAGAAACCGACGAGAAGATGCCGCGTGGCCTCGAGGAAATCTTCACCGACCGATCAGTCGTTAACGGGCATGCCGCCTGAAGGATCTCCCATGCGTTCACTACCCTCGGGAACGCTCGAATATCACGGCAAAATGACCGACGAGGCTCGCGCCCGCCTCAGAAATGAGTGGAATCTAGTCCATCAGGGCAGCGCAGCTGGCAATTTGGTCCAACGTCCGAGTTTCATTATCCCGGCTCTCGCGTGGATCGGGATCGTATTGCTTCTAGGCTTTATCGCCAGCTTATGCTGGTAGGGACCATTCATGCTTCAAGTTGGCCTCGCAGACTTCCAATTCGTCCATCCGACCGAGATGGAAGTACACACCGTCCGAACTCAGACGAATGAATTCGATGTGGACAAGGATGGGAAGTATCACCAGAAGTACGTCGACAAGTCGACACCACGCCGCAAGCGTGTCGCGCTCTTGGGATCTATAGTGATCGTCAAGGCGAAAAATATGTTCGGCAGGATGGTGGAAACCACGTTCGAGTTTGACGCAACCGGCCGTGCATTGTGCGCTGTTCCCCAAACGGCGCTCCCCCAGCTCCCGATGGATGCCGACTACGAGGTTCGTCTGCCCAACGGGCACGCCGATCATGGCAAAGTGCGTTGCGGCGGCAATGAGCAAGTGTTGACGACGGAAGTGGTGGCGAGGGGCTCATGATTTCAGCTACGGATTTTTTTGGATACTGGAAGTTCATGAGTGGACTTCATTTAAGCGCGAGCGATTTAGAAGTTCTGGCCAAATTCGCCAAAGACTACGATCTTGCCGAAAAATACCAGAAAGAACTGCTAGAAAGGGCTGAAAAACCATGATTTTGACCCCAGAAAAGCGGTTTTTAACCCATGAAATCGCCGAAATTCGCGTAAAAAAGGCCGAAAATGGCTCGAAAACACTCGTGGGCTACGCGGCCAAATTCGAGCGTTTGAGCCAAGATTTGGGCGGTTTCGTTGAGAAAATCCACAAAAATGCCTTCGATCGGTGCTTGAAGCGGTGCGATGTGCGGGGTTTGAAGAATCACGACCCCGCCATGCTCTTGGGGCGCACCAAATCGGGCACAATGCGGCTCACCACGGACGAAGTTGGCCTCCGTTACGAGATAGATGTGCCCGATACGCAGATCGGGCGTGACCTCGTCACTGAAATCGAGCGCGGGGACATCGACGGCAGTTCTTTCAGTTTCACCACGGAGTCATCGGGCGGCGATTCGTGGGACGACTCGACCGATCCTCCCACACGAACACTAGTGGGCGTCCGGGAGCTGTTCGACGTCGGGCCTGTCAGCTATCCGGCCTACCTCGACACGTCAGCAACGATGGCGTCGCTACGATCGCTCACTTTCCACATCGATTCACGCGCGCTAGAGCGGAAGCGCGAAGAAGACCTCCGCACAGCGGCGAATTTACAGAGAATCCGAATCCTCAAGTTGAGGCTCGGGCGTCCCATTTTTGAAGGGGCATAGCATGGCAGCACTAGACAAGCCGACGCTGACCCCGCCCGAGTTGAGGCGGAAGAAAGCGGAAGTTGATGGCAAGCTCAGGGCCCGCGATGAAGAGCAGTCGCGGCTCCTCATCGATCTCTCGAGCGACGGGGTCAAACCCGACGATGAGCGATGGGGTAAGGCGGACGGATACACCACCGAGGTAATCCAACTCCGCAAGCTCTCGGCGCTCTACGGACAACAGATCGCGTCCGCGGAGAGGTGGGAGATCGCCGACGACGAGCTTGGCAATGATGGCGGGGCCGAGAATCGCACCGGTCGGCTCGACGCGACCGACCCAGACATGCCTCACAACGACAAAAACAACACACGCAACGGCAAGCACAGCTATTCCATGTTGGCGGCGTGGCGAAGTGGCATGGCCGATTACTACAACCGACCGGACTGGAAGCTCAAGGGCCTGGAGCTCGAAACCCACCAGGAAATGAGCAACAAGCGGCAGTCGCTCGGTTGCAAGCCGAACAAGGGGGTCATGATCCCGCTCGACTTGCCTGTTGATCTCCGGGCCTCGGCCCGTTTTGCCTCGCGGGCCGGAATCCGCAGAGAAAAACGTTCCGGTGGAACTTTCGATACGACCGCCGGCGGCGGTGCTATCCCGACGATTCTGGACACGACGATCATTGAGATCCTCCGTGCCAGGATGGTCACCCCAAGCCTCGGCGCTAAGTTCATGGTGGACATGCAGGGGCTGTTCGCCATCCCGCGGCAGGCCACAACGTCAACCTTTTACATGGTCTCGCAGGGCGGATCGGTCACGGCAACCAACCAGACGATCGACCAGGTTCCATTTTCACCTCACACGGGTGGCTGTCAGACCACCTACACGCGGCAGTTGCTCGAACAGATCAACGTCGATGCTGAGATGTTTGTGAGGGAGGACCATGCGGCCGTGGTGGCTCGCGGTGTCGAGACCGCAGCCTTCAACGGGCCAGGCTCGGGTGGTTTCCCGCTCGGAATACTTAACGACATGCAGATCGCGGTCTACGCGCTGGGCGCCAACGGTGCGGCGCCATCGTGGACGCAGATTGTCGGGATGGAATCCTATGTCGCGGGTTTTAATGCTGACGTGGGCTCGCTCAGCTACGTGACTGACGCTCTGACTCGCGGCACGCTCAAAACCACGGCCAAGATCGGTTCGACATTCCCGATTTACCTTTGGAACACGGAAGCGCCGGATTTTCCGACCAACGGCTATCCGTGTGCAATTACCAACCTGCTCCCTCAGAACATCACCAAGGGCACGGGCAGTAACCTGCATTGCATGATTTACGCCAACTGGGAAGACCTGATTTACGCGATGTGGTCGGGAATGGACACAATCGTTGATCCGTTTACTCAGGCGGCGAATGGCGGAGTCGTGATCACGACCCTCCAAGATTTCGACGTCAACAAACGCCACTACCAGTCGTTCTGTAACTGTACGGACATTATTTCGACCTACACGTTGCCAGCCACGTAAGGGGCCTCATGTTAACCGGAATCCAGTCGCGCGGAGAATACAACTCTCCGCGCGGCATGACTTACGCGATCGTCATGAAAGCGGGCAAGATTATCTCTCGCCACTGCGTTCCGGGCGATGTTATAAAAATCGAACCGTCCGACGGCAAAATCATGCCTCAGAATGATGGCCTCACGGAAGATTACGCCGAAAAGCTAGTCGATCTCGGCATCATCAGGCTCCATTCGCTTCGCGCGGGTGACAGGCCGATCTCGGTTCGCCCGCGGCGACACGAGGAAGATTCGAAGATTGAGACAGCGGCACTGAAGCCGCAAGCCACTGCAGAGAAAGCCGTCACGGGACGGCAGAAGGCGGCGATCTAACTCGTGATCCAAGGTTTCGCCAGCGATGCTGATCCCGGATGGTGGCGGGTGGTCGATGTCACCCCTCCCATCCAGGAACCCATCACAATCGCCGAAGCCAAGGCGTTCGCGCGCATTGAGTTTGCTGACGATGACGCGATCGTTGCGGACCTCATCTCTCAGGCTCGCGAGTACTGTGAAACGGCCATCGGCCGGACCATTGCTGCCCGCGTCCGACAGGTCTACTTTCAGGGGTTCCTGACGAGCGGTGGCTATTATAACCGCATGATCCGCTCGATGGGGCCTAACCCCTGGTGGTTGCCGACCGCTCAGGGCATCATGCAAATCAGAAATCCCCCCCTCCAGGGGATTACCAACATCCAGTACGTCGACCCGTCATCGGGACTGTATCTGGAAATCTACTCCAGCCAAATCGTGGTCTCGACCGGGACGCCAGGCCGAGTCATGCCGCAATATGGGGCCGTTTGGCCATTGGCTCGACCTCAGATCGACGCGGTTGTGTTCTCGTTCATATCTGGATACGGGCTCACTCCACCAACCGTGCAGACCTACGGGGGTCCCCCTTCGCAAACGATCATGACCTACGGCCAGCCGACCGGTGGCACGTTCACGCTTACTTTCGGTGGCTCGGTCACACCGGCCATCGCGTGGAACGCGACCGCGGCACAGGTCAGCACGGCTCTCGAGTCGCTCCTGGCGGTGGGCAGCGGCGGTGTGACGTGTCTTGGGGGGCCTCTCCCGGCGGTGCCGGTCTTTGTCACCTGGGCCGGCCCGAATACAGCGACCTACTACCAGCCTCCACTCTCGATCACTCCCAGCCTGACGGGCGATCCAGCGGCGACCATGTACGCGGCGATCCCTCCGGCCATGCCGCGATCAATCCGTACGGCGATCTTGCAGATCGTTGCGGACAGTTACGAAAACAGAGAAGCGTCGATGGACATCACACTTAAGATCACTCCGGTCGCGGAGCGTTCGTTAATGCCGACCCAGTGGGGGACGTATTTGTGAGAACGTGGCTGCGAGCCGAAGCCCACGGGCAAGCAAGATCATGACCGTCATGTACGTCTCCATCGCAGAAAGCACACCCATGGTCATTTGTCGGAAAACTCCCACCGGCTTCTATCAGTCGACAGAGATGGTTCACGGCACTTGACAGACAAGAGGAAGCTAAAATGGCTCTTTCGCCATCTTCACGGCCATCCTCGGAACGTAACCGGCAGGCATCCCCAACAATCTCAATAGCTTCATCGTAATTCATCATCGTCTCCAGAGAATCAAGAATGTCTAACGAATCAGAACCCATACGATACCAAATCTTCGGCGCGATTCCCAACGCCGGCGCCATCATGCCGTGTGCTCTCGTCTCGGTTGCGGCAGCGACCAAGAATCACACGTTCCACGTTTGCCCGCTCCAGTTCGGCGACATTGAACATAATTTTAATATGATGTGGTCACAGGCGTTGAACGGTCGAACTTCGCCCGGTTTCACCCATTTCGCGATGATCCATTCAGACATCGGCGCCGAAGCTAATTGGCTGGACATTCTCTTGGAAGAGATGGATCGGCTCGACGCTGACGTGATGACGACGGTCATCCCGATCAAGGATACACGCGGCCTCACAACGACAGGTATCCGTTATCCAGGCGTCTGGGGTACCCGCCGACTCACCATGCGGGAAGTTGATCGACTTCCCGAGACATTCAGTATCGCCGACACGGATGAGCCTGATCAGATCCTGGCCATCAATACCGGCCTCTGGGTGTGCCGAATCCCCGTCGGTGGATGGTGTGATAAGTTTCCTGGATTTACCTGTAAGCATAAGATAGACGTGATTGATGGTCAGTGGTCACCGGCCTTCGACAGCGAGGATTGGCTGTTCTCTGACTGGCTGGCAGAGCAGGGGGTCAAGGTGTACGCCACGCGGAAGGCTAAGGCGTTTCACCGCGGTGGTTGCGATTACCCCAATCAAGGCACATGGGGCGAACTGGATACGGAACTACAGCGGCCAGTCCGACCGATCAACGAGGTGCTCAGAAACCGGCCGGCGCCTCAGATCATCGTCGAGACAGAGAAGCCCGTTGCGGTGGACAGCCTCGATCACACCCAACCCCTTGGAGCAATGAATGACAACTCCGTCAATCATGCCTTTAACCGAAAGCTCTTTGGTCTTCTGCCTGTTGCTTCTGTTCGGCTACTTGATCTCGGTTGTAGTGGTGGTGCGGCTGTTCGCTCGATTCTCGAAGCCGGTGGGTTTGCGATCGGGATTGATGGCTCAGACTATTCCCAGAAATCTCGACGCGCCGAGTGGGCGACAATACCCGATTACCTGTTCACGGCCGACGCCACAGCGCCGTTCGCGATCAAGAATTGCTCGCCGGAATCGATCAAATTCAACGTGATCACGGCGTGGGAATTCTTCGAGCATATTGCGGAAGGCGACTTGATGGCGGTGCTCGACAATATCGAAAGCCACATCGAAGATGACGCGCTGCTTATCGCGTCGATCTCGGCCAGCGTCGAACCTCATCACCGAACCTCGCAACCTAAAGCTTGGTGGGTCACTGGCATGTCCGAATGGGGCTTTGAACACGCTCCCGATCTCGAAGCCTATTTCGGTGAAGATCTTGTTCGTGGAACGAACAAAGAAGGCGCGCTCAGTCGCTCTGTTATCTTCCGGTGCCACAAACACGACCGGCCGAACCGAGAAACGATTGATGCGATAACAGAGTTTGATTCAGTCGCGTGCGAAAGCGCGGACGACATGTTCACGAAGCTTGGAATCTAGTGCCAAGACCACTAAAAATAGGCAAGCACAGGCAGAGGATAACTCTGCTCGATATCCCTGAATCCAGCAAGGATTCAATGGGGCAGCCCAGTCAGTCAGTGACGACAATCGGATCGTTTTGGGCAGACGTGCGGCCACTGAGGGGCAACGAACAGCTCAACGTGCGGCAGATCTGGCCAACGGCAACCCACATCGTGACGATGCGCTGGCTTGGCTCGATGATCCCGAAAACCAGCGACAATCCGGCCGCTATCATCATGCCGCAAATGGTCCTAAATCTGGCACTCGACAATAGTTTTCTTCATGTCCTCTTTGCGGACAACGTCGAGAAGCGCAATCGGCAGTGGGTACTCACCTGTGAAGAACGAATCGGGGGAACCACATAATGGCAGTCACGGAAACGATTCAGACCTCAGTAGCATCGACCTCGGGCGCGGCGTCGATTACTGGCACTGAGAGTGAATTTGGCAACGTTGAGATCAATATCCCGAATCTGTCATTCTCCGCCAATAGCAACGGCGCCTCGATATCGAACAGCTTTGTTTTTAACGCGGCCGCGGTGCAACTGATAGTCTTGGTGGCGACCCAGAATTGCACGATCGGTACCAACAATTCAGTATCGCCAACCAACACGGTTAGCCTGGTGGCGAACATCCCGCTCGTGTGGGGCCGATCGGCTGGATACTTCCCACAGCCGATGAACGCTAACACGAACGCCGGGTTCTTGACATGCAATGCGGCAACGATCCTCAACGCGCGGATCGTGACCACATAACATGGCTCAAACCAGAAACTACACGATAGGCAAAGGTTCTCGTGGCAATTGGCTCATTGTTACCGGAATCCAAGATATCGACCGTCGGCTGAAGACACTACCCATGCGTGTGCAAAAAAAAGTGATGAAACAGGGCATGCGCAGGGGCCTCAAGATTATCAAGGCGGACATCGAGGCGACTGCGCCACGGGAAACCGGCTTGATGGCTGGCAACGTTAAAGTGCGCGTCTTGAAGTCCCGGAAGCGTGATCGATTCGCGCTCGAGGTGAGAATCAGCGGCAAGACAGCCGGCCTCAAGGTCACGACGACAGCGGGAAAGACCGTGTTCTATCCGGCTGTCGTCGAATACGGCCATCACGGCGTGGCACCCAACCCGTTCATGCGGCGATCATTCGATCGAGAAGGTCCGGTGGCGCGGCAGGTGACTATCCAGGCCATCAGAGAAGGTGTCGAGATTGAGGCGTCGAAACCTTGAGCACTTATTACGTCGCCAACGCTGGCAGCAACAGCAACAACGGCACCTCCTCGGGTACGCCGTTTCAGACGATCGCGCACGCGCGTGGCGTGGCGATCCAGGACGACGTAATCAACCTCAACGGCGGTGACACGTTCGTCGAAGCGAATGCGTTCACCGTCGGCCTGACGATCCAGTCGTACGGAACCGGACAGGCGACGATCGCGCCATCGGCTTACAGTGGGTCATCGACCGTTGGCGACGCGCTCACCTTCACCAATTGTGGCAATATCACGCTCAGTAATTTCGTCGTGACCGGCCCGGGAGGAACGTTTTCTGTCGGCAGTCGGCTCATTGAGATCTTGTACTCTGACGGCAATCTGTATCAAAACGTCACGCTTGAAAATCTGACCCTATCCAATGGGATCAATGGATTCACGATCGGGAACAGCGATGCATCAGCGGGCGTGGTCTGCAATAACATCTCGTGGCTAAATAACACGGTGCATGGGTTTGTGCAGCGCGGCATCGATACGGG